ATATAGAGGATCTATAAATTCATTAGTATCTAAAATGATGCCTTATGCTGATCTAATACAGTTAACGCATTTAAAAATGCAACAAGCTATTCAAAGAATGACACCTTCAGGTGTTTATTTAGATGCAGATGGTTTAGCTGAAATAGATTTAGGTAATGGAACTAATTACAATCCTCAAGAAGCTTTAAACATGTATTTCCAAACAGGATCTATTATAGGTAGATCACTTACTGTTGATGGAGATCAAAACTTAGGTAAAGTTCCAATTACAGAACTTCCTGGTGGTGGTGGTGGACAAATTCAAATACTTGTTGGCGCTTACAATCAATACATTCAGATGATGAGAGACATCACTGGATTGAATGAAGCTAGAGATGGTTCTGATCCAGATCCAAAAGCTTTAGTTGGTGTTCAAAAGCTAGCTGCAGCTAATAGTAATGTTGCTACTAGACATATACTAGACAGTAGCATGTATATAACTACTAGATTAGCTGAAAACATTGCTTTAAGATTTAAAGATGTTTTAGAATATCATCCTACTAAAAAAGCTTTCATAAGTGCTTTAGGTCCTTTTTCAGTAGGATCTTTAGAAGAAATGAAAGATATGCATTTACATGAATTTGGTATATTCTTAGAATTAGAACCAGATGAGCAAGAAAAAGCTTTAGTTGAAGCCAACATTCAAGTAGCATTAGCTAGTGGTAGTATATTTTTAGAAGACGCTATAGATGTTAGAGAAATAAACAATATACAATTAGCAAATCAACTGTTGAAGTATAGAAGAATACAAAAACAACAAGCTGATCAACAACAAGCTCAAGCGGCAAGTGCAGCACAAGCTCAAGCACAGGGACAAGCTCAAATTGAAGTTGAAAATGCTAAAACACAAGCAGAACAAGTTAAAACTGAATCTAAAATTCAATATAGAACAGCAGATATTGAATTAGAAATTAAAAAATTAGAAATTGAAGCTAGAACTAAAAGAGAATTAATGCAGTTTGAATATGAATTAAATGTGCAATTAAAAGAATTAGAATTAAAAGCTCAAAAAGAATTGGTTGAAAAACAAAATCAAACTCAAAAAGACGTTGCGGCTATGAAAACCTCAACAGCAAGTTTATCTGGACCACCTAGTAGTGGTAAACCAGCAAAATCTTTTGAATCAAAAGGTAATGATGTACTAGGAGGTATTGATTTATCAAGATTTGAACCAAGATAACAAACAATAACTATTATATTATATTATGGAAGAAAAAGTACAAGTACAAGCCGTGCCAGAAGCTGCTGCGGATGCAATGCCACAGAATGAAGAACAAGTTGTTTTAGAACAAGCTATTGAAAGTGGTGAAGTAGATAAAGATTATGGTCTTCAAGACGATGGTGTTTATAAAGTAAATTTAGATAAACCTTTAAACACGGAAGAAAATGCCATTCAAGAGCGAGAAACAACGAAAGTATCTATGGATGTTCCATCCAAAGATAGCAAAGAGGTGGACAGCGAAGTACGGATCGAACCCAGTGAAAAAGAAACTAAAAAAGAAGAAGTAGCAGTTAATGATGTACCGGATTCTCCATTACAATTAATAGAAGACAAAGAAGAAACTAAAGAAATAGAAGAACCTGTCGCTTTAGAAGAAGAAAAAATTCCAGATGTTGAAGGTAAAGTTTTACCTGAAAATATAGATAAATTAGTTAAGTTTATGGAAGATACAGGCGGCTCAGTAGAAGACTACGTGAGTTTAAACCGTGATGTTTCTAAAATGGATAACGTTACTTTATTAAGAGAATTTTATAAAAACTCAAAACCCCATTTAGATGCAGATGATGTTGAATTTTTACTTAACAAAAATTTTGCATATGATGGAGAAGCGGATGATCCGCAAGAAATTAAAGCTAAGCAATTAGCTTTTAAAGAAGAACTATTTAATGCTCAAAATCATTTTAACTCTAGTAAAGAGAAATATTATGCTGATCTTAAGTTAAGAAAGCAAAATGATATACCTCCTGAACAACGCGAAGCAATTGAGCACTATGATAGTTATAAGCAACAAAAAGCTGAAAGTGAGGTTAAAGTCGAAAGATTTAAAAAACAAACTGACGCAGTTTTCAACAAAGATTTCAAAGGTTTTGATTTTAAGGTTGGTGAAAACAAATATCGTTACAAAGTTGAAAACCCACAGAAAGTTAAGGAATTTCAATACTCTATTAATAATTGGATTGAATCGCATATAGATAAAAAAGGAAACGTTATAGACGCTGCCGGTTATCACAAATCTATGTTTGCTGCAAGAAATGCAGATAAAATAGCTGGACATTTTTACGAGCAAGGCCGTGCCGATGCAATACGTGAAAGTGCAAAAAAAGCAAAAAATATAAATATGGATCCTAGAAAAGACAATGCTTCAATGCCAAAAACTAATACATCTGGAATACGAGCTATTTCAAATGATGATAATCCTAATAAGTTGCGCGTTAAATGGAAGAAATAATTAATACTTAAAATCAAAACAAATGGCTTTTACAGCAAACCCGGGAAGTTTTCCCGCACCATTACAACCAACGCAAACTAAATCGCTGTACGCAGGAAACTATATAGATTTCACTGCAGCAGGATTTAAGCAATGGGGACAACAATTTTTACCTGATGTATACGAAAAAGAAGTAGAACGATACGGAAATAGAACTATCGGAGCTTTTCTACGTATGGTATCAGCAGAAATGCCTTCAGCTTCTGACCAAATTATTTGGACAGAACAAGGAAGATTACACACTAGATATGTAGGTCTAATACAAGGAGCTACAGCTTTACAACAACCAGCTGCCTCAGCTGCAACAGCTGCAGTAGCAACTGGAGGTAACGTGCAACACTGGTATGTTCCAGTAGCAGCACAAACAGCAGTTACATCAGCAGGTTCTACAACAGACCAAACTACAGCTGTCAACTTTAGAGTTGGACAAACAGTTATGATTCAAAAGCAATCTTCTGCTACATCAGCAGTAGGTGCAGCTGGAACACCAGTAGTTAAAGGTGTAGTAACAGCAGTTACAGTACAAAACTTTAGTATTAAAACATACGGAGCTGTACCACAAGTAGTTGCTGCAGATAGATTTACTGTTATTGCTTATGGTTCAGAATTTGCAAAAGGAACGTCAAGTTTCATTGGTAAATTAGATCCTAGTTATGCTACTTTTGCAAACTCGCCAATTATTCTAAAAGAAAACTATTCTATCAATGGATCTGACACAGCTCAGATTGGATGGATTGAAGTTACTTCTGAAAATGGTGCTAATGGATATCTGTGGTACATGAAATCAGAGCATGAAAATAGACTTCGTTGGGAAGACTATCTTGAAATGTCTATGGTTGAAGGTGAACTACAGAAAAACACTGGTGCTATCTTAGGATATGGATCACTAGAAACTGCTAAAGGTACTGAAGGTTTCTTTGCTGCTCTTGAATCTCGTGGTAATGTTTATTCTGGTTTCGGCGCTCAAGCTGCTGGAGGTGGTGCATTAACAGACTTTGATGCAGTTCTTGTTCAGTTAGATAAGCAAGGTGCAATTGAAGAAAACATGCTTTTCTTAAATAGAAATCTATCTCTAGAGATTGATGATATTTTAGCACAGCAAAATGGAGCTTACGCTGGTGGTACTTCTTTTGGAGTATTCAACAACGATGAGGATATGGCACTTAATTTAGGATTCAGCGGTTACCGTAGAGGTTCTTATGACTTTTACAAGACTGACTGGAAGTACTTAAATGACTGGTCTACTCGTGGAGGTTTTGGTGATATTGAAGGTGTATTAGTGCCAGCAGGTACTTCTACAGTTTACGACCAACAATTAGGTCAAAACATCAAGCGTCCATTCTTACACGTAAGATATAGAGCTTCAGAAGTTGATAACCGTAAAAACAAATCTTGGATTACAGGATCTGTTGGAGGTGCTGCAACTACTGACGTAGATGAAATGAGAATCAATTACTTAAGTGAAAGATGTCTTATTACACAAGCGGCTAACAACTTTGTACTATTCAAAGACGCTTAATTTACTAACAACAATAGGATACGGGCTCTTCGGAGCCCAGTATTCTTATTATATATTATTTAATCATGACTACAACAAAAACTAAAATATCTAATGTTTCTCCTTTAGAAAATAATTGGGAAATAAAAGATAGAACATATGTATTAACAAATAATAGAGCACCTATAACTTGGACGATACAAACAAAAGGATCACCTCGAAAACCATTATTATGGTTCAATGAATTAACAGGAGAAAATAGAGAAATGAGATTAGCTTCTAATTTTCCTAGTATCTTTGTTGATGAACAAAAAGGCACAGCCTTATTGGAACATATAATATTTGAAGATGGTGTTGTATTTGTACCTCGTAACAAGCAAAATGTTCAAAAAATGATGTCCATGTATCATCCTTTAATAGGAGTTTTATGGGAAGAAATTGATGAAGTTAAAGATGCTGAAGATGAAGTTGATTACATAGAATATGAATTACATGCACTAAACTTAGTTCAAGATTTAGAAATAGGTCATTTAGAAGCAATAATGAGAACAGAAATGGGATCAGGTGTATCTAAAATGGCATCTAAAGAATTAAAAAGAGATGCATATCATTTTGCAAGAAGCAACCCTAAATTATTTATTGAGTTAAGCGAAGATGAAGATCTTCAGTTAAGAAACTTAGCCAATAGAGCTGTTGAAACTGGTATAATTAAATTAACAGATGAAAATACAGTATTTAAATTTGCTAACGGTAAAAAAATAATGACAGTTCCATTTGATCAAAACGCATATGGAGCACTAGCACAGTATTTTAAAACCGATGACGGTTTAGATTTAATGAAATCTATTACTAAAAAACTAAGCTAACTACTTGATATAGAGTGAGAAATTAACTCTATATCGCCGAATTAATAATAAAAACAAATAAATGGTAAATATAAATACTGTATATAACGCAGTTCTTGTTATCACTAATAAAGATAACAGAGGCTATATAACCCCTGAGGAGTTTAATAGCTTAGCTACTCAAGCTCAAGAGTCTATATTTGCAAGTTATTTTTTAAGAGAAATGACTTATGAAATGCAAACGGGTAATAGCAACATACAAAGTGATTTTTCAAATCCATCACTTACTGCTGCGCAAAAAATATCAGCATTTTATAATACCGCTACATTAACACGTGCAGCTGGAGTGTTTACATATCCTATTGATTTTTACAAATTAGGTGTTGTCAACGTTGACGAAGTTGCAGCTGATC